TGAAGACGCGGCCTTTAAGGGCGGCTGAAGTCTTGGCCTTCGATTCTGGTGTCAGCTTTCGGCCGATGTGAATTTCGGCCATCCGAGCGCGAGTTCTCGGGTGCATCGGCTTGCCTCTCTTGGCCGCGGCCATCTTGGCGCGAGTCTCTTCATTCGGAATGCGGAGTTCTCCGCCGCTGGTGAGGTTGAAGCCCTTGGGCGAGATGCAGTCGTGGATTGATATCCACCGTGCCTCGGCCTCATTGAGTTGTTCCTGCGAACAGAGTTCTAGGACTTCTGTGGTGAAGGCGGCCCATCCGTGCATCGATATGGAGCGACTTAGGTAGGTGTCGAGCTTAGAAAGTGCGTGACCCTGCCAACGCCTCTTGATGTTGAGGCTCTGGCCAACGTACTTGAGGCCAGTTTCGGTGTGCGTGATCAGGTAGATGCCGCAGAGCTTCATTTTTCGGCCTTCTTCAGATGAGCGTCGATCGCGCGTCTGATGATCTCGGCGACAGACAGGCCGGTTTTTTCGGACACGGCGCCCAGGCGAGCCAGCATCGGCTCCGGTATGAATAAGCTAGTTCGTTTCATGCCTGAGTGTATATCGAACAGGCATACGTTGAAAGCAAGAAATGCAACATAAATCACTCGCGCTCTCAGAAGCTCAGTTCAAGCTGGATTCGTCCGGCTCGACGTTCTCTGGCTACGCCTCCACGTTCGGCAACGTCGACAGCTACGGCGACACGATCGTGAAGGGCGCATATGCCGAAACGCTAGAGAAGAACGGCCTGCCCAAAATGTTTTGGAACCACATCAGTGATGCGGTTCCCATCGGCAAATGGGTCGACGCCAAGGAAGACGACTACGGCCTGTTGCTGACGGGCGAGTTCACGCCGGGCAACACGCTGGCGCAAGAGGTGAAGGCCGCACTGAAGCACGGCACTGTGGACTCCATGTCCATCGGCTACATGCTGAAGAAGGGCGACTACGAGACGAATGACGCTGGCCGCCTGATTAAGAAGGTATCGCGCTTGGCAGAGACCTCAATCGTGACCTTCCCCGCTGACTCCTTCGCTCGCGTCGATCTCTCGAGCGTGAAAAGCATGGACTTCCAAGCCCGTATCGCCGAGATCGATACGTGGCGTGATTACGAGCACTTCTTGCGGGATGCAGGGTTTGCTAAAGAGCAGGCGATGGCGATCGTCTCTCGCGCGAAGGCAATCGAAGGGCGGGATGCCACTGAGATTGCTGCCGCGAAGTTTGACGCACTGGTGCTCGCAAGACTCCAGAAACTGAGCGCCTAAACCGCGCAAACCCTGCAATCCAGCCGCCCGCTAAGGCGGCTTTTTCATTTCTGAAAGGGACACCATGTCCGACGCAATCCTGAAAGCCATCGACGCAGTCGAAACCAAACTCTCCGCCATGTCCGAAAAGGCTGACGGCGAAATGAAGTCTCTGGGCAAGGTCACGACTGACACCAAGACCGCTCTCGACAACATCGGCACCGAGCAGCGCGAGCTGGCCGACCGCCTGGTGAAGCTCGAGCAAGAGCGCAAGGCCACCAACGATCTGCCCAAGCAGGAAGACGGCTACGGCGAGCAGTTCGTCAAGAGCGCCGACTTCGAGTCGTTCAAGAAGGCCGATGCCCGCGGCCGGACCCGCATCGAAGTCAAGAACACGATCACGAACGCGATCGGCAACACCTACAGCGAGCGCCGTCCTGGCATCGTCGAAGGAGCCTTCCGCCTGTTCACGATCGAAGACCTCCTGACGAAGATCCCGACCTCGGCGCCGTCGATCGACTGGGTGCGTGAAAACGTGTTCACCAACGCCGCGGCGGAAACCGCTGAAGGCGTCGCCAAGCCGCAATCCAGCCTGACCTTCACGACCGGCACCATGCCCGTTTCGACGGTTGCCCACTGGATCAAGATCACGCGCCAGCTCGCGATGGACAACGCCGCCCTGGCCGCGTACATCAACCGCCGCATGGTCTACGGTGTGAACCTCCGTGTCGAAAACCAGCTTCTCGTTGGCAACGGCACCGCGCCGAACATCAACGGTCTGCTGAACACCGGTAACTTCACCGCACACGGCTACACCGCCGCTTCGCTGACCGCTGCCGGCCTCGCCAACAACCGCTTCGACCTGATCGGCGCGGCCATGGGCGATTCGGCACTGGCCGACTACCCGGCCGACACCGTGATCCTGAACACGGGCGACTGGTGGAAGATGCGCCTCGCGAAGGACACGCAAGGCCGCTACCTGCTCGGCGAACCGGGCTCGGCCGCTGTGCCGCAACTGTTCGGCGCGAACGTCGTGGCATCTAACGCCATGACGGCCGGCAGCGTCTGGATCGGCAACCTCGCACAAGCGGCCACCCTGTGGATTCGCGAAGGCGTCGTGGTCGAGATGTCGGACAGCGACGAGAACAACTTCCAGCTCAACCTGATCACGATCCGCGCGGAACGTCGTCTGGCGCTGACGGTTGAAAAGCCGGCTGCCGCTCGCTTCGGCCTGCTGGTCCCGGCGTAAGTCTGAAACGGGGCCGGCTTCGGCTGGCCCCTTCTTCAAGGAAACACCATGGAACTCGTCGAAGTCGAAATTCTGACGCAGACCGTCACCCAGCAATACGGCGTTCTGTCGCAAGGCGACATCCTGCGCACGTCGCCGGAGTTCGCCAAGCACCTGGTCGAAGACGCCAGCGCCGCGAAGTACACGAAGGCCAAGGCCGTCGAAGAGCCCAAGGGCAAGGCGAAAGCCAAGTAACTGCCTGACCCCAGGCCATCAAGTGAAGCGCCCTCCCTGTGAGGGCGTTTTGCTTTGTGCTGACTAGCTAGGACCACCATGCAATATTCATCTGACATCCGCGATGCGCAGAACAACGCCGTCGAGAGCACGGTGGGCACCGCGCCAGTTCTCCGCGTCTACAACGGCACCGCGCCGGCCAACGTCGCCGCCGCTCTGTCCGGCAACACGCTGCTTGCGCAGGGCACGCTTCCATCCGACTGGATGGCGGCAAGCTCTGGCGGCGTCGTTGCCAAGGCTGGCACCTGGACCTTGACCGGCCAATCCGGCGCGAGCACGGGCACGCCAGGCACGTTCTTCCGCATCTTTGAATCGACCGGCACCACGGCCAAGGTTCAAGGCACCTTCGGCGTCGGCCAAGAGATGGTGCCCGACAACAACAGCATCGCGAACGCTCAGACGGTCACGATCAGCACCTTCACGATCACCCGCGGTAACGGCTGATGGCGAACGACCTCACGCTCCCGGCTACCGGGTCGGTCGTCCGAACGATCGACAATGCTGGGGTTCACACGCAGGTATTCCGTTCCGACGCCGGGCAAGTGCTCGACGCTGCCGCTGTGCTGACGGCGATCGCGTCGATGATCGCGGGCGTGCGTCGGGATGCTGACACCACGCCGGTTTCGGCTGATGGCGACGTTCACCCGCTGGTCTTCGATGAAGCTGGCCGCCTGAAGGTCGCCGCGCAGCCTGGCTCCCAAGCTGCCACGACTGGATCGATCACCGCATCGGCTCAGAACGTGAGTGCAGATGTCTCGCGCACGTCGAACATCACGGTCTACGTGACGGGCACCTTTGCCGGCCACAACTGCACGTTTGAGGGCTCGATTGACAGCGGCACGTCGTGGTTTGCGGTGCAGGCCATCCGCACCAACGCGAACACGATCGAACTGGTGACCGGCGCGCTGTCTGCAGCTCCTGCCTATGCGTGGGAGCTGTCGGTCAACGGTCTGACGAACTTCCGGGTTCGGGCGACCGCCCACACGTCTGGAACTGCTGTCTGGCGCATCCAGCCGGCGCCGTATGCGACCGAGCCAATCCCTGGCGCCCAGATCAGCGGCACGCAGCCTGTTTCTGGCTCGCTGACCACTGCAGGCACGACGACGAACACGCCGGCCACGCCGACGCCATCGAACGTGAACAGCGCGGCGACGACCAATGCCACATCGGTCAAGACCTCGGCGGGCACGCTCTACAACATCGGCGCGAGCAACACAGGTGCTGCTGCTGCTTTCCTGAAGCTCTACAACAAGGCCAGCGCGCCCACGGTTGGGACTGATGTCCCGGTCCTGACGCTGGTCATCCCGGCCAGCGGCAATGTCGACTTCGACCTTGGCCCTATGGGGCACCGCTTCACGACTGGGATTGCATTTGCGATCACCAACCTTGCCGCCGATTCCGATACCACCGCAATCGCGGCCTCACAGGTCAAGGTTCTGACCTCGTACATCTGAAAGCAGTCCCATGAAGCCATGCGTCGTCATCATCGTCAGCCGAGACATCGACGGAAACGCCAACGGGGAGAACTCGATCGAATGCTCGACTCCCGATGACGGCCTGACCGTCACCATGGGGATGGGCAATCTGCCTGGTCTGGCGATCGCGCAGCCTGGCGACATCACCGTGCGCGTGGCGACGATCAACGAGATTTCGCCGATTTCGGCCACGGTCGACATCGACTACGTGACGGAACAGCAGACGGTCTCGTTCACCTACTGATCGGCTGAGGCGCGGCGATGCTTCTACTGCTGAACGCGCCGGCCAGTTCGTCGGGTGATCCCGAGTGGGCGAACGTCACCACATACCTGCGCTTCAACAACGTAGGTAGCTCTACCGTCATCGATGAGACTGGAAACGATGTCTGGACGCTGAACGGCGGAGCTACACAGTCTGCGACGGGCGCGATCAAAGGGGCTGGCTCGCTCAATTTGTCCGGAAATACTGGCGCGATGTACGCCAGCAGTACGAGCAATCTGAGTGGGTGGCACTTCGGGACGGGTGATTTCACTCTTGATTTCGCCACCGAAGGCGGAGAGCAAGGACCTGACTTTTTTACGACCATCGCCCAGGGCACGGGATCGTGGTTTCTGCGTCGACGCTGGTTCGGGCGACAGATCGAGTTCATGGGGTTGGAGTTCGACCCAGGCGCCGGCTACCTGACCGACGGGCTTCCCCACACAGGTCGGATATCTCGCGTCAGCGGCGTGGTCTATTGCCAGATCGATGGGCGAACGGACATTCTGTCCACGCCTTCGTATGCGTACACCGTAGATCTTCCGCTTCCGACGGGAAAACTGATCGGGCGCGCTAGTGGCGGCGACCAGTGGTTCGATGGTGTCATCGATGAGTTCCGCGTCACCAAGGGTGTTGGCCGGTCGACGGGCGCATACACCCTTGACCCGGGGGAGTTCCCGACTGGCGGCGGTTCTACAGATGTTCTTTGCACGCTGTCGGTCACCGACGCAGCCGACACGGTTTCAGCCACGGCTGCGGTCGCGGTTGGCGCAGCACTCTCGAGCACGGATGCTGCCGACACGCTCGCATCGGCTGGGTCGGTTCAGGTCGTAGCGACGCTGGCACGGACGGACGCGGCGGACACGCTCACATCGTCAGCCGCAGCCTCGATCGTTGCCACACTGGCGACGACCGATGCTGCGGACTCGCTGGCGGCATCGGCTGTCATTGGAACGGCGCCGGTCGATTGCGCTCTTTCGGTCACTGACACGGCGGATACGGTTTCCTCGGCTGCGGTGGTTGCGATCGCTGCCAGCTTGGCGCGGACTGATGCGAGCGACACGGCGGCATCGTCGGCAGTAGTTGCGATCGTTGCGACGCTGGCCAGCACAGATGCCGCGGACACGCTGGCATCGACGGCCTTTGTCGGATCGGCCCCGGTTACGGCGAGCCTGGCGGTCACGGATGCGCCGGATACGGTTGCATCGACCGCGGCAGTTCGGGTGTCTGCGGCTGGTTCGGCTGTTGACGCAGACGATGTGTTTGCCTCTGCTGCTGTTGTTCGGCTGCTGGCGACGTTGGCGGTTACGGACGCGGCCGACCTGTTGGACGCTTCGGCTACGACTGCAGGCCCGGTGCTGGTCAATCTGGCCGTTGTGGATTCGCCTGACCTGCTGTCGGCCACCCTAGTTCATCAAGCCGATGTGCTGGGCTCGCTGATCGGCAGGACGCGGCAGGCTTTTGGTGTTCGGTCCTCGGTGCAGACATCGACCCGCAGAAACGAGCAAAGCTCGAAGAGGTAAGCAATGGGCGTCAAAGTCATCACCCCCGCAGCGGCTGCGATTCCGACCGCAGAGCTTCGCGCGCACTGCTACGCGCTTGCCGCGGATGACGCGCAGCTCGAAGGCTTTCTTGCTGCTGCGCAAGCCTACGCCGAGCACTACACCGGGCGGGCGATCGGCACGCAGACGCTGGAACTGGCGCTTGATTCGTTCCCTGACGGCGCAATCGAGCTGCCGCGCGGGTCGGTCACGGGCATCACGTCGATCACCTATGTGGACGAAGCCGGCGTGACGCAGACGATCTCGAGCACGCTGTATGCGCTGGACAACTACGACGCGCTGCAGTGCTGGGCGGTTCCTGCGGTGGATACCTCGTGGCCTACGCCTGGCGCGGTGGCGAACGCGGTGAAGGTGCGGTATGTGGCAGGCGATGTGACCCCAGCGGTGCGCGCGGCCCTGCTGCTGACCGTGGGGCACCTCCATGCGAACCGTGAGGCTTCCACGCCCACGGCAATGCAAGAGCTTCCGATGGGCGTGAAGGCCCTGCTCGACACGATCAAAGTCTGGGGCATGTGATGCAAGCCGGAAAGCTTCGCCACATCGGCACGCTGCAAAGCAAGACCGAGACGCAAGACCCATCGACGGGAGCTATCACTGTCGCCTGGGTCGACTTTGAGACGGACGTTCGCGCGGACATCCGCTACTTGGGCGGGCTGGAGACCCTGAAAGCCGACACCCTGACGCCGATCACCAAGGCAAGCATCCGCATTCGATACCGGCCGGGCGTCGTCGAGACCATGCGCTTCGTTGAAGCAGGCGGCCCGACCTTCGACATCAGCACCATTTCCCCGGATGACACCGGCCGGCGCTGGCTGGATCTTGCCGCAACGACTGGCGCGAATCAGGGATGACCAATGGCTGACACCCAGACCCTGAAAGGCTTGGACGACATTCTTGCCAAGCTGCGCGCCCTGCCGCCAGAGATTGCAAGCAAGCGCGGCGGTCCGGTGAAGTCGGCCCTTCGCAAGGGTGCGGTCGTTATCCAGAAAGAGTCACAGGCAAATATCCGCAAGGTCACGCAGAACACCGAAGCGAACGGCTACGTCAGCACCAAGACACTCGAGAAAGCCGTCGTCGTGCGGCGTGACCCGAACCCGCAGAAGTCGGGCGCAAATGAGCGGTATCGCGTGATGATCAGCCGCAAGAAGTACGAAGGCAGCGACACGAAAGCCGTTGCCACGGGCCGGTGGCTGGAGTTCGGTTCGGAACACCAGAAGGCCGAACCCTGGATGACGCCGGCATTCATGAGCACTCGCCAGAAGGCATTGGATACGGTCGTGCTCGAGCTGAACAAGGGCATCGACCGCGCCATCAAGAAGATTTCAAAGGGTGCCCGCTGATGCTGCCGCTGATCTTTCCACTGCTGAGCGGGGCTCCTGCTGTCACCGCGCTGATCGGCACAAGCCCTGTGCGCGCGTACCGCCATGGGTCGGCCCCGCAAGGCGTCGTGGCTCCCTATGTGACATGGAGCGCGCCAGGCGGCTTTGCAGAAAACACCTTCGAGGGTGCGGACGCTGACGTTTACAGGATCCAGGTCGACTGCTGGTCGGACATCGACACGCAAATCGAAGCCCTCGCGCTGGCTGTCCGCGCTGCCCTGGAGCCTGCAGGCCACCTCATCGCCTACATCGCCGACGAGCAAGACCCGACGACCAAGCGCTACCGAATCAGTTTCTCGTTCGACTTCATCAAGCCTCGCTAGAGGCGATCAGTTCCACCCCAAGCGGGCCGCCATTGAGCGGCCTTTTTCGTTTCTAGAAAGGCAACATCATGGCAACCTCGGCACCTATCAAAAGCCAGAAGACCGAACTCTTCTGGGCCTCCGCTCCGACCACTGCAACGCGCGCTGTCGCGATGAAGAGCTTCAGCGGCCTCGGCGGCGCCCGCGACCAGATCGACACCAGCAATCTGGACAACGCTACCGATCGCACTTTCGTTTCTGGCCTCGGTTCGCCTTCCCCGGTGAGCGTGGCTTTCAACGTCCACGCCGACGAGCTGTCGCACACCGCCCTGATGGCTCTGAAAGACTCGGGCGCCGAAGTGTCGTGGGGCATCTACAGCTCGCATACGTCGACGGCTCCGACCGCCATTGGCTCTGTCATGCAATCGGTCACGACTCGCGCCTCGGCGATCTTCCAAGGCTACGTTTCCGACGTGAACATCGATGTCGGCGAGAACGATATTTGGAAGGGCACGATCACCATCCAGCGCACGGGCGCCGTCACATGGAAGCTGGCAACGTCGTGAGCAAGTACGCCAAATTCTTTGTCTCGTCCGAGATCGTCGAGCGAGAAGTGTTGCTCGGCGACGGCGCGACGCACAAGGTGTCTTTCCGCAAGGTCTCGTCGTTCGACTGGGGCCGTTTCATCCAGCATCTTCGCAGCGCATCTGCGGACGAGCGTGCTGGAGCGCAGCCGTTGCTGATTGCGGCCAGCCTTTGCGAACCAGACGGCGCCGCCGCGATGTCGCTGGAAGAGGCGCAGACGCTTGACCCGGCAGTGTCGGATGCCTTGTTTGAACAGGCCTATGGGGTCTGCAAGCCGACCAAGCGAGAGCCGGGAAACGCCTAGCCGCCCACAGCCGGGAATGGCTGTGGCACGTTCTCGCGCTCGCGCTGGGCGGCCGAACGAAAGCCGAGTGGCAGCGCGCCATGTCAGAGGACGAATTCCTCGACTGGTGCGCTTTCTACCAAGACCAACCCTTTGACGACTTCCACCGCTTTCACCGGCCCGCCGCGCTTGTCGCCGGAAGCCTTGGAGGTGGGGACATGCAGGCGCGGCTGGATTGGCTGCAACCACCTCCAGAAGATGGACTGACCCAGGCAGACCGAGACCTGTTCAGGTCGGCCGGCGCAATTTAAACAGGCTAAACACATGTCCATCGGACGAATTACTGTCGACCTGCTGGCGAAGACGGGCTCGTTTGAGACCGACTTAAACCGCGCGGCGAAGCATGCGGAGAAGCGCGCCAAAGAGATCGACGCCGCCGTGTCCAAAGCTGGCGCGGCCATCGGCGCCTCTTTGACTGCCGCTGGTGTGGCCGCGGTCTACTTCGGCAAGCAGATCGTCGACGGCCTGGATGCACTGAACGACACGAAGGACGCGACCGGCGCCAGCATCGAGAACATCAGCGCACTGGAAGACGTGGCGCTTCGCACGGGGTCGAGCATGGAGAACGTCTCCAGCATCCTGGTGAAGTTCAACAACGTCCTCAAGGAGACGGACGGCAAGAATGCAGCGTCTGAAGCAATCAAGGCGATTGGCCTTGACGCAGAGGAACTGAAGCGCATCGACCCGGCCGAGGCTCTGCGCCAAACCGCCGTAGCGCTGTCTGGCTTCGCCGATGACGGCAACAAGGCGCGCTTGGTGCAAGAGTTGTTCGGCAAGTCCATCAAGGATGCCGCGCCCTTCCTGAACGACCTCGCAGAGCAGACCTCGCTTGTCGCCAAGGTCACTACCGAGCAGGCGCAGGCCGCGGAGACGTTCAACAAAGAACTCTTCGCCATGCAAAAGAACGTGGTCGACGTTGCCCGCGATCTCGCCGGGCCGATGGTCACCGCGATCAATGAGGTGGTGAAAGCCTTTCGCGACGGGCAGGCAGCGGGGAAGAGCTTCCTGGAAATTGGCCTGGACCGCTACTGGAGCCAAGTGCGCGAGTTCTGGGGCATGGCCAAGGCCAACACGGGCGGCGCAACGGGTAGCTGGGGCGATGCAGCGCCCGTCGCGCCAAAGCCATCCCTGCCATCGATCTCCGCAGCGAAGGCGCCCAGCGCGCCGAAGAAAGCGGCCGAGTCCGAATTCAAGCGCTACATGGAGAACTTGGAAAAGCAACTCCAGAAGACCAAGGAACTGGGCGTTGTCGAGCAAGTTCAGGCTGATCTGGCACTCGGCCACTTGAAGCTACAAAAGGGTGAGCGCGCGGATGTCCTGATCAACCTGGCCAAGCAAATCGACGCCGCCAAGGCGATGACCGAATACACGAAGCTGTCCGAAGAGGCAGAGCGAGCCCGCACGGAAGGACTGTTGAAGGCGACGCTCGAGCAGGAAAAGCAGGCGCAGAGCCTGGCCGATGGGAACAAGGCGCTGCGCGAGGAAACGGAAATGCTTGGCAAGAGCTACGAGGCTCAGGTTGCCATCGAGCAAGCTCGGATCAGCAGCGCCATTTCCATCAAGCAGGAAGAACTAGCCCGCCTCGCCGGCACTGACGCCTTCGTGCGTGAGAGTGACGCCATCCGCGAGCAGATCACGCTGCTGACTGAACGCAAGGATCTCGTTGCACAGAAGGGCGTAGCGGAGAAGCTGGCGGATGACGCCAAGCAGGCCGCAGACTTCGCGCGTGATGTGGGCTCCGCGTTTGAAAGCTCCTTTGAGAAAGCGATTCTTGAGGGCGACAAGTTGAGCGACGTGCTGAAGGGCTTGGCGAAAGACATCCTCCAGCTCTACATCCGCAACTCGATCACGGGTCCGCTGGCGAAGTCCATCGGCGACTCGGCCGGTGGGTTTGATTGGGGGAAGGCCATCAGTGGTTTCGCGGGGTTGTTCGGTGGCGCCCGGGCTTCTGGTGGCCCGGTGGCTGGCGGGTCTACCTATCTTGTCGGCGAAAAAGGCCCTGAGATGTTCACCCCAAAAACTTCGGGCGCGATTATTCCGAACCATGCGCTTGGCGGTGGAGGACAGTCGGTCAATGTCACGATCAACAACACGATCGGAGACGTGGCGAGTGCATCGATGGTGAAGGAGGCGCAAGCCGGGACGGAGCGGCGAATCATGAGTCAGCTTCGCCGTAGCCGTGGGTATGCCGGGGAGGCTGCGTAATGGCGACCATCACGCTCCCCGCTGGCTTCTCGCCCCGCGACTTCACGATGCGCCTGGTCACGAACCAGCGTTCGTTCTCGTCTCCGTTCGGAGGCAGCGAGCAGGTTGTCGACCTCCTGAACGATCGGTGGTCGATCTCCCTGACGCTGCCCTCCAGCTCTTCGGCAAACGCTGCGCGCATCGAGGCTTTCGTGAACGCCATGCGTGGCATGACGAACACTTGCAACCTGTACCACATGCAGCGCAAGGCACCGCGCGGGACGATGCGCGGGTCTCCGACATGCGGCGCTGCGTCGATGGGCGCTGCGTCAGTGACCCTTAGCAGTGCAGGCGTCGGCGCAACGCTGCTGGCCGGCGACATGATCGGTATCTCTGGACTGCTTCTGCAAGTCGCTTCTGATGCAACGGCCAACGGCTCGGGCGTGATGATTGTCACGCTGGTGAACCGCCTGCGCACGGCGATCAGCGGCGGCGCTGCGGTGACATGGGACAAGCCGACTGCCCCGTTCCGCATGCTGTCGACCGGGAGCGTGAACTATCAGCCAGGCTATGCAGATGGCGTGTCGCTGGACTTCGCCGAGGTGATCGCATGAGGTCGCTCGGAGCGCCAGCGATCGCCGTCCTGAACGGCCAGACGGTCCTGATGGTGCAGCTTGTGTACCTTGGGTTTGTCTCGCCGATCGGCCTGAACCTGTCGAACTTCGACATCGTCTACAGCGGGACCACGTACAAAGGCGCAGGGTCCATCGGTGCAGTGAGCGAGATCGACGACTCTCCGGGCGAGATCAAGGGCCTGACCTTCTCCCTCTCCGGCGTTGACCCCGCCTACATCGCGCTGGCCCTGGATGATGCCGCGGTAGTGCAGGGCACGCCGTGCTACATCCGCACGGCATTGCTGGACGCGAACTATCAGGTTGTCGACGCACCGCTCGACTGGTCCGGCCGCTTGGACACCATGTCCATCACCGAAGACGGCGAGACCTGCACCATCTCTGTGACGGCGGAAAGCACGGCGGTGGACTTGCTCAAGGGGTACGCCTCGACGTTCAGCGATCCGGACCAGCGGGCGATCGACCCCACCGACCGCGCGTTCGAGTACCTGAATTCGCAGGTAGGCCAGCCCGTTGTGTGGCCGCACCGTCAGTGGTTCATCGACAAGGGCCAGCGATGAGGCGCGCGGACTGGCAAGCGCGCTTGGCTGAGTTCGCCCGCGAGCGCTCGGCGATGCCGTTCGAGTGGGGCCGCAACGACTGCTGCCTGTTCACGGTTGACGCCGTACACGCGATGACGGGCAAAGACCATGCCATCTCATTCCGTGGCTACGACACCTCGCTCGGTGCTGAGCGTCTCCTGAAGGCGAACGGCGGTGTTCGTGGTCTCGCGACTGGCGCATGGGGCGAGCCTGTAGCGCCGGCCTATGCAACGGTGGGCGACCCCGTGCTGATGCTCAACGAAGGCCGCGAGCTGCTGGCGGTGTGCAACGGGACAACCGTCCTTTGCGCTGGCGGCGTGATTCTCGACATGTCTGCGGCGCTGGCTGCCTGGAAGATCTGATGCCGCAAGCTCTTATCCCGATTCTTGTGGGCCTCGGCGCATCTGCTGCGGCTGCCGCGATCATCGCGAATGCCATTGTGATCCTCGGCGCACTGGCACTTTCCAGCTACCAAAAGCGCAAGGCCGACCGCCAGGCCCGAGCTGCGTTTGATTCGGCGCAGGTTGATCGGCTGGTCAACATCCAGACCACCATCGACACCCGCAAGCTGCTCCTCGGCCGTGTCCGCACTGGCGGAACCATCTTTTTCCGCTCGACGGTAGGCAACTACAAGGAGCTTCTCGTCGAGTGCATCGCCATCGCTGGACATGAGATTGACGCTATCGAGCGTATCTACTTCAACGACCAGCCGGTCGATGTCGACGGCGCAGGGAATGTGCTGACGGCGCCGTATGCGCGGATGAAGAATGTCTCGGTGCCTGCACCGGGTACGCCGCTTCCTGTCGTGGGTGCGGTGACCGTCTTTGAATTTGCTCCGGTTCCTGGGACGGTTACGGTCTCCCGCAGCGGAGGGCCGCCAGCAGACCCGGACAACCCGGGGCTTGGAAATCAACAGGTACTTGTCGACTTCATTCTCTCCGGGACCACGCTAACCATTCCTAGCTACGACCCGCAGTACACCTACTGGGCAAGCTACCAGTATTCGTTCCTGGAATCGAAGGCGCGCGTTCGGTGGAAGCTGGGCACGCCAGGCCAGACCGCAGACAGCCGCATGCAGGGTCTCTTGCCTGGAGTTTGGACGGCCGACCATAAGGCGACAGGCATTGCCTACCTGATCGCCGAATTCGACTACGACGAGACCTCGTACCCGAGCGGCATCCCGAACATCACCGCTTTGGTTCGTGGCGCCAAGGTGTACGACCCGCGCAACGGGCTGACGCAGTTCTCAGAGAACCCTGCGCTGATGATGCGCCACGTCATCATGCACCCCGCTTTTGGCAAGCGCACGTCCATGACGGCGGCGGAAGATGCGCGAATCGTTGCCGCGGCCAATGCTTGCGATACAGGCATCTCGTACACCGGAAGCGACTGGGTGGCGACGTACCGCGCCGCCGTGGTGATTCCGTTCGGTCAACCTGCACGCGATGCCCTGGATGATCTTTCGCAGTCCATGGGCGGGCAGTGGGCCTATGCATCGGGCGAGTTCTTCGTCCGGGCAGGTGTCTACCAAGCCCCCGTGACGGCGCTGACCGATTCGGATCTGGCTGTCGTGCAGAGGACCAATGACGGGGCGATCTCGCAAAGCCCGATCAGCATCAGCACGCACCGCTCACGGAACGAGAAGGTCAACACGATCCTTGCCCGGATCTGGGACCAGGCAGCGAACTACGTTCAGACGCCGATCCAGCCGTTCCGTGCGGCCTCGCTTGTGGCTGTGGATGGTGCGGAGCTGGCGCAAGAGATCACCATGCCGGCCGTGTTCTACGCTGGTCAGGCGTTCCATATCTCCGGAATCATCCTGCGTGATGGCCGCGACCCGCTGACTGTCACCCTTCCTTTCAAGCTGAAGGCATATCAGCTCGAACTGTTCGATACCGTCACGCTCACGCTGTCGCGCTACGGCTGGTCGGCGAAAGAGTTCCAGATTCTGGGTCGCCGCCTGATGCCTGATGGCTTCATCGAATTGACGCTGAAAGAAACCGCAGCGGCAATCTACGTCTACGGTGCAGGGTTCGTTCCGCAGGGCTACGCAGACAATTCCGGCCTCCCTCGTCCGTGGGACATCGTCCCTCCGGACATCACTAGCATCACCAGCGGCGAGTCCGACCTGATCGTTCAGAACGATGGAACGATCGTCAACGGCGTGCGGGTCACCTGGTCGCCGATCCTTGATGCATCGATCACCTCCAGTGGTTACGTCGAGGTTCAGTACATGCTGATGACCGATGGCGTGTGGCGATCGCAAACTGTTCCGGGTGTCGAAACACAACTGGTTTTTGTTGGCGTTGAAGATGGAGCCGCAATCGTGGTACGCGCCCGCACAAAGAATGCGGTGGCCGTTAGCGACTGGAGTCTTCAGCTCGCTCACATCGTCATCGGCAAGACCGAGCCTCCACCGGACATCGAGAACCTGTCTATCAGCGGCGCAATTCTGACGTGGGGCCTACCCCGTCGCGTGCCAGACCTGGCCGGATTTGTTTTCCGCTTCCACTATGGCGTAAACCTCGACTGGAACAGCGCGGCGCCGCTGCACGACGGCGTGGTGACTGAAAACCCATGGGAGCCAAAGACCCGCCCCGGTGGGGTGGTCACGATCATGGGCAAGGCCATCGACACCACCGGCAATGTGTCGAAGAACAGCGCGAACATCGTGATGAACCTGGGCGACCCCCCTGTCGCCAACATCGTCGAGCAATGGGACTTTGAAGCCATGGGCTGGCCCTACGCTGCCGGCGAGCAATCCGGCTGGACGTTGGTTCTTGGAGATCCTTCGGCCAACGCCCTTGACTCGCTCTACGGGACGGACAACCAGAGCTTCTACGGCGCAGACAACGATTCGTTCTACGACGCCGGGGCTTACGGTCAGATGGTCTTTGTCACGCAGGAAGTTGCGGTGAATTCGGCTCTGACTGGCTCGATCATGACGCTGGAGATCCAAGCGCAAGGCGACGACCTCCGCATCGACTATCGGCTGTCCGGCCCTGGCTCGCTTTACGAAACCGACAACTCTTCGTTCTACGGTCCCGACGCTGATCCGTTCTACGGTCAGCCTGGAGGCTGGCAGCCGTGGCCGGGTCAGTTGATCGCAGCCAATGAGGTCTACCAGTTCCGCGTGACCATCGGAGCAAGCGTGGAGCGGGGAATCTTGCAAGCGATGGTGCTGACCATCGACGCGCCGGACATCGAAGAAGCGATTGCTGACCTGGTCATCTCATCTGGCGGGACTGCAATTCCATACGCGAAGCCGTTCACCAGCATCAAGACGGTGCAGGCCACGCTGCAGGCAAACGGAAGCGGAGCAGAGACGGTCGAGATCAACAAGACTGCGCCGCTCGCCCCGGTGATTCGCGCATTCAACAGCGCGCACACAGCCGTTTCAGGCGCTACCGCCGACATCGTTATTCGCGGCTACTAGTCCGCTCACTTCTTCTCATCCAAGCCCGCTGCGTGCGGGCTTTCGTCGTTCCTGAAAGGCTCACCATGGCAACCCCTCCCGCAAGAACAGAACTCGCTGACACCTACCCGAACCCATCGAACGCGGTGTTTCGTACCGGCATCGGCAAGCTGTGGGACTACGTGACCGAGCGGCTAGGCGCGACTGGCTCTGCTGCTGATGCACGCACAGCGCTTGGCATCGGCAATGCCATCAGCTTCCGCAACCTCCTGATCAACGCCAACGGCGCGATCAACCAGCGCACCTATGTAACCGGCACTGCTACCAGTGGTGCGAACCAGTACACGCTGGACCGCTGGCGCGTTGTCACGTCTGGGCAGAACCTGGGGTTCACGACGGCAGCGCCTGACTCGACCATGACCGCACCGGCCGGGGGTCTTGAGCAAGTCATCGAGGGCTCCAATGTCATCGGCGGCGTCTACACCCTGAGCTGGACGGGAACCGCCACAGCGACGGTGAACGGCGCAGCGATCACCAACGGCGGGAACACTGCATCGCTGACCGCCAATGCGAACGTCACGATTCGCTTCACAGGCGGCACGGTCCTGCGGCCACAGTTTGAGCTTGGCACGGTCGCCACGCCGTTCGAGCGGCGACTCGATGGCCTAGAGAGATCCTTGTGCCAGCGGTACTTCGAGCTGTGCCCTGTGAACTTTCGGACGCTTTCAGGCGGCGTTGCTGGCGGCACTTACAACATTACCTACGGGTACAAGGTCACCAAGCGATCGACCCCGACGCTGGCGCCACTTGGGCCTATTACCTCCCTCAACGTGTCCAGCGAAAACGTCTTCGTTGCTGCCAATGGGCCGTTGGAGTCGTTTCGGTACGAGATCGTTGTGGCTGGTGCTAACGCGGACTCGTATGTCTTCGGGCGTGTCTGGTCTGCGAGCTGCGAACTCTGATGTACAGCCTCATGCCTGGAGGGGCCGCTGTGCTCCGCACCACTGATGGGGCGATTGTCCCCATGGACCCCGCAAACAGCGACTGCGCGGCCTATCTTGAATGGGTAGCCGCTGGAGGTGTTCCCGACCTTCCGCCGCAGCCAACACGCGCATCGTTGCTCAAGCAAGCCGTCGAGCAGATCCGCCATGAGCGCCAGCCAATCCTTGGCGTTCTCGACGGGCTCCAGGCGTCTTACATCACGAAGGACGACAAGCCGACCGCCATCGTGATCGAGACGGCGAAACAGGCTCTGCGCGACATCACGAAGGTGGACTTGTCCGCCTGCGAAACCCTGGCCGAGATGAAGGCGGTGGTCCTTGCCCGCTACGCGCTGATTGCTTCGGCCTCACCCGCGCTGAAGAGCGCATTTGCACAGGCGGTCCAATGAACAAGCTCTGGTACATCCCCATCGCCTTCGCGGTGCTCTATGCGCTGTGGATTCACTTCTTGGCCGTCATGGCGCTGCTGGATGCGCGCGAGCGTGCTGTGCTCACCACCGCAGCCAAGGTGCCCGGCTACCCCGTGCTCTTCGTCGGCCTGGTGCTGGACTTCCTCGGAAACATCATCGCGACCGTGATCCTGCTCGACCTCCCGCGCGAGTTCACGGTATCGGGCCGCATCAAGCGCCTGTGCAATGGATCGACCGGCTGGCGGCATACCGCGGCCTGTTGGATTCGCGACAACTGGTTGAAGCCATTCGACCGCACGGGAGGGCATGACTGATGGCGCTCCGATCACGACCCGCGCCGCTCGATAGCGGCCTTCAACAGCTCGACGGAGCACAAAGGAAGTATGTGCGCTTCGATCCAACCCTAAACACGGGCCACGTTCTGCAGATCGCCGTTCTAGTGATTGGCGGTTTTATGGCCTACACGGCAGTCAAAACCGAGCAGGCAGAGACAAGGGCGAATGTGCGCCAAGTGGAAGCCCAGGCCATCACCGATCGCTCATCCACCAAGGACGCTCTGGCCGATCTGAAGACCGACATCAAGGAGCTTCAAAAGAGCACGGGCGAGATCAAGGAAAGCCTTGCAATTCTTCGCGGCCGTGCCGCAGACACCGGAGGTCGGAAATGAAAGTGCAACTTGTCGAGGGCTGGACCAAGCTCTGGCGCTCCTTCACCATTCAACTCGCCGCGGCGGGTATTTTTTTGCCTGACGTGCTGCAGATCCTGGCCGAGAACATCGACGGCTTGCCGCTGCTCGATAGCGGGCACAAGTCCCTGATCCGCCTGGCGTGCCTGGTGGCGATCGTCCTGCTGCGCCCTGTCAAACAGGTGTCGGTCAGCGGAGACGAGAAGTGAAGCCCGTTCTGACTGAGGCCGACTTCACGCGCGCAGCCAACGCGCTCGCCGTCCCCGTCGCCGCCGTGAAGGCTGTGTGCAAGGTGGAGGCGCCCAACGGCGGTTTTCTGCCTGATGGCCAAGTCACGATCTTGTTCGAGCGCCACCAGTTCGCTGGGCGCACGGGCGGCCGCTTCAATGCCTCCCATCCAAACGTGAGCAATCCGAACGCGGGCGGGTATGTCGGCGGTGAGGGTGAGCACATCCGGCTCGCCCAAGCTGTCCGCCTCGATCGCAAGGCAGCACTCGAGTCCTGTAGCTGGGGCAAGTTCCAGATCATGGGCTTCAACTACGCTGCGGCCGGCTTCGATACTCTTCAGCAGTTCATCAACGCCATGAGCCGCAGCGAGGGCGAGCAGCTCGACGCCTTCGTGTCGTTCATCCAGAAGGACCGAGGCGGGAAGACCTGGCAGGCGTTGAAGGATGCGGTGGAGACTGGCGACTGGGCGCCGTTCGCTCGGTTTTACAACGGACCGGCCTACGCGAAGAACCAATACGACTACAAGCTGTCGAAGGCGTTCAAGGCGCTGTCATGACATCCGACCTCGCCCGCGCCGAGATGATCGCCGCAGCACTGCCGCGCGACTATGTGGCCGATATGGTGGATGGTAAATGCGCACGAAACGTGTGCATAGACTGTGGGCATGTTTTCATGGGCAGGGTGTACCGCACCGTGTGCAAGCTCTGCGTGCCGAAAGCGAAGCAATGAGCCCCTACCTCATCATCGCCGTGCTGGTCGCCTGGGGTGGCTCGCTGGCTGGAACTGGCTGGGTCGCATTCGGCATGGGGCAGGACGCCGAGATTGCAGGGCAGGCCAAGATCAACAAGGCGATCACCGACACCCGGGAAGCCGCGCAGCAAGGAGCAGCAGATGAAATCGCCAAGATCAAGGTCGTCAACACCACCGTTCGCGGCAAGACGGAAACCATCGTTCGTGAGGATGTCCGCTACGTGGATTGCCGTCATGGGCCTGACGGCGTGCGGGCCATCAATGCCGCGCTTGCCGGAGCTATTGCCGAGCCCGTTGGTGGTGGCAAGCTGCCCGCCGCTGACGCCGCTCAGCGATGACACATTCGGGGCGACGACCCTGAAGCTGGTCGAGGTGGCTGGGCAGTATGCTGAATGCCGGGCCGCTGCACTGGCGGGCAAGCCGGCCGCTCCGGTCGACTACAGCCTTGGGGGCAAGCTGAAGTAGTTGATGGTGGCCGGCGACTGGTTCACGGTGGAGTAGTCCGGCATTCGTTCCAGTCCTCGCCATCAAGTAGGCAGACTGTGAAGGGGGCGACCCTACCGGAGCGACCGGCCAATCTGCCTGCGTGATGTGCCTGCCAAAGCAGGCGCCTCCATTTTACCGCGCATCAAGCGATGTTCGGCAAGTTATCGCTGGAGGCTAACTTGGCGGCAGCTCGGACGATCGCGCGGCGGGTTGCAGCTCCAGCATCGGGGTCGTGCCACTCCAACTGATCGTCGAAAAAAGTACCGCCAAGAAAGACGACCGTGCAGCCCGCCATTTTCTGCACGTCGACATGCAGCCCCAGCTTCACAGCAAGTCGGAGTGCGTCTGCATCATCAGCCAGCGGGTTCCACCACTCCTCCAGATCGTGCAGGCCGCCGTACTCGCCGACGATCCCCGCCGCCTTCGCAGCAGCCTCCAAAAGCTCTCGGTCGGTCATCATTCATCTCCAGTGGCTGCTATCAATCGATGTTTGCCAAGTTATGGGGCGGGGGGAAGGTCGCTGTTGGCCCTGGAAAGTTAGAGACTTTCCGTTCGGTTAGAGACTGAAATGGCCTGCCCGGAGGGGATCGAACCCCCGACAACCTGCTTAGAAGGCAGCCCCACAAATCAACAAAATCAACGGCTTGGCTCATTTTTCTCTACGTTGGATAGTGTGTTGAATGGGTGCTTTGCCTAGGGCTCTGGCAACGAAGTTAGAGGGATTTCAGCGGGTCGCCGTGGTCCGCGTGGCCGTCTTGTGGCGCACGTAATCGGCGGTCTGATTTTCCGTTGAGTGGCCGCCCATCGTGCGTGCCGCGCCCATGCCTTCGGCTCGATCCTTGTCCGTCAGCGCCTTGGCTCGGATGTCGTGGAAATGCACGTCCTCGATGCCTGCGCGCTCCACCGCCCGCGTCCAGGCGATGCCGGCGCCGTGGTACTTGTAGGGCTGGCCCTTTTGGGTAGCGATGACGTGCGAGATGCTTTTGACGGCCGGCCCCTTGTCGGCCCTGATGCGGTCGATCAAGGCGCGCAGGCTGGGCGTCCACTCGATCAGGACCGCAACCCGGGTGTTCTTCTCGTTCTTCCTGGGCTTGAACAGAATGCCTTCCTTGCCGACCGCCGACCACTGCAGCGCGAGCAAGTCGCCGATCCGCTGTCCAGTGAGGTAGGCCAGATCGATCAGTGCGCAGATCATCGGTCCCGAGCGGGTGCGCTGCCCGTCCTTACCAACCATGGCGCCGACCTTGATACGACGTAGCTCGCTGTCTGTGATGTAGCGGTTGCGTGCCTGCGTCTTCATCGGCTTGATGGCCGCAGTCGGGTTGCTGCCAGCAGGGCGGAACCCCTTTTCCTCTGCGAAGCGCATCAGCTCGCGCAGCAGCGATCGGTAGGCGTTGAATGTTCGCGGCGTCTCCTTGAAGTCGGCCAGGAACCCGTTCACGTCGGGCGGCCTGATTTCCTCCGCTCGGAACTCGGCGAACGCCTCCGAGACCTCCCGGCACCGGAACGCATCGTCGTCGCGCGTCTTCTTCTCGCGCTTGCTGCCCACGGTTGCCTGCCAGTCTGCCACCAGCTTCGGCACCATGTCATCCAGCCTCTTGTCTGCTGTCAGCTTGGCGAGCGCCAGGTACATCGCCGGCAGGCCCTCGCGCTCCCGGCACAGCTTCGTCCACTTGCGCAGCTTGCCGATGGACGCGACATGCCAGTAGGAGCCGTCCTTGAGGTAGACCCGCGGCGGCAGTACACGCCTCACCGGGCAGCCCTCGCCAGGCGCGGACGCAACCGCGGTTCGTTTGCTGGCTTGCTGGCTCCTGCGCATACCGCATCGTAGTGGGCGCGCTCTAGGATCACAGACCCATCGGACGGCGCGCGGCGGGCACGGTAGAAGCCTTGCCGGTGCAGTTCGTCCACGCGGTCCTGCGGGCGCTTGTAGCCCGTGATCTGCTGCAGTTCCTCTTCCGACATGATGGCGCTCATGGTGTCCGCCCTTCTGTAGATGTGGGTGGGGAGGTCATGCAGCCTCCAAGGATTTGCCATGCAGCCGCTGCCACCTGCGGAACCTGCCCATTGCCGAATGGCCTAAGCTCGTCCACCACGCCGGCCACCCCATAACCCACGCTGCATGGCTCGGGCTCCACTTCCCACCAGGGCGCCAGCCGTCCCGCCGCGCCAGTGCCGCCGAGATGCAGTCCTGCTGGTGGCTTTTGATCTTCTGACGGCCCGGATGCTCGCAACTCACCAGCGTTGGGGTCGGTAGCGACGATCCAGATCCGTTCGCGCACATGGGGTGCACCAACATCGGCAGCGGATAGCACGCGCCATCGAGCATCAAACCCGAGCGTGGCCAGGTCTCCGAGAACAACTCCAAGTCCCCGAGAAGTGAGCATTGGGCTGTTTTCCACGAAGACGTGCCGCGGTCGAACTTCGCCCACGATGCGCGCCATCTCTGCCCAAAGTCCGGATCGCTCTCCGTCAAGCCCGGCGCCCTTGCCGGCGCTGCTGATGTCCTGACAGGGAAACCCGCCCGATACGACATCAACAATTCCGCGCCACGGTCTTCCGTCAAAACTGCACACGTCAGCCCAAACCGGGAAAGGTCTGAGTGATCCATCGTTTTGCCGCGATACGAGAACCTGTGCGGCGTAGGCATCACGTTCAACTGCGCAGACGGTGCGCCATCCGAGAAGGTGGCCGGCGAGTATTCCTCCACCAGCGCCTGCGAAAAGAGCCAACTCATGCATCCTTCCCCCCACCATCCCCAAGGGAGCCAGAAAGAGCGGCGAGCCGGTTGCGCAGCGCGGTCAGCCGCATTCCAATTTTTTCCACTTCGGTGACGCATGCCTCCTGAAACTCGACCATCTCAGGCGTGACGCGAGGCGGGTGCACCACTGCTTGCACTGCTGCAGCTTCCTGTCCTGCCTCCACAGGGGTGGCGGGTGCACTGCCAAGTGCTGCGTTCACGCGGCGCAGCGCGTTCAAGGCCTCGACCGACGCCATTGATTTCGGGTAGCCCTGCAAGATCGTTTGAATCAGGCAGAGGTCGTCAGTCAGGTCAGCCGCTACCGGCTGTTGCTTCGTGTTCATGCCGAATACTCCTGTTCAGCGGTTTCGCAGATCACGCCGCAGTCCGGCATCCACTCATCGCGGCGGGCCTTGCCGGGCGGCAGTTCGTGCAGGGGGAAGCGCTGGCCCTTGAGCGGCCCCGAGCGGTGGCGCAGGATGTAGGCGCCTGGGCCAATCTCCGACTCCACATCGGCCACGCGCTTGAACTCCTCCGGGTAGTCCTCGCGGATGGCGCGGAAGTAGCCGGCGCCACCCTTCACGCAACCGATGCAGTTGGCGTTGGCGTAGCCTTGCAGGTACATGAACGGGAGCGTGATGCCGGCGCGCTCGATCATGGTCTTGCAGTCGGTTTTAGTCAGGCCGCGCTCGATCAGCGGCGCGATGATGGGACGGTCTGGCCACTCTTCCAGAAAGTCGTCGTAGCGCTTTTGCTCCTCAGCCGTGAAGCCGAGCACCAGCACGTCGCCGGGTTGCTCAAAGGTGCGCAGCAAACCGCGCTTGACGCGCCCAGTGCAGGATGCGCCGTGCCGACCCTTGATGTACTGCGTGCGCCGGAACACCTCTATCACATCGGCGCCGTACTTCTCGTCGCGCAGCACCGTGACCTCGCGGCCGAACCACTTTTCGCAGTCGGTCAGAAAGCGCCGGTTATCGGGATGCTCGTTCTTAAGGAAGGCATTCACGATCACGCAGCGGTCGCCGTACTGGGCCAACGCCAGCTTGGTTGCAACGGCCGACGCCGCACCGCATGAGAATTGGCAGAGGATGCGGCTCATGACTTGCCGCTCCCCGTGCCCGGCTGGGGTTGCGCGAGGGCGTCGGCCAGACGTTGCAGCACGGCGCGTGCTTGGTTCCCCTCCACAATGGTGCGATGCGGGTTGAGCCCGGCAGACAAAACGGAAATGTCGTACTCGGTCAGCGCCACCGGCTCCGCACTCACTGCGGGGGAGGGGGTGGCGTCACGCAATGGCGAGCCGTCGAGGTGGTGTCGGCGCAAGTAGTCCACTGCCTGATCTGGCAAAGCGTGGCCCGGCGCGGCTTTGCGCAGCGAATGGGCGAGTTTGCGAACGAGCATTGCCAAGTCGTCCACCGACGCGGCGGGTGCGTCGATCATCCAATCGGGAACGCTCATGATGCCTCCGGGAACAGTTCGTTGAACTTGACGAGCAGGTGGTCCGCTTCGTCGATTTGCGCCTCTTGCCGGGCAATGTCACCAGACGAATCAATCGACGCATCGATTTCAGCGCGCAGCAAAGCTCGGAACGCTGCCACCGGCTCCGCACTCACTGCGGCAGAGGCGTCGAGTGCTTCGCCTGTGCGGCTGTGGCGTTCGATGAACTGCTGCCCCGCGATTGCGATTTCATGAAGGAATGCTTGAGGGCACTCCATGTCATGCAGCCGCGTGCCCAGCACCTCCAGCAGCCGGTTAATCAGGTCTTCGCTCGGCGGCTCCGCACTCACTGCGGGGGAGGGGGTGGCGGCCGCCAACAAAGCCAAAAGCCGTTCAATCTCATCGGCCGCATCGATTGAAACGGGATCGCCGTTCTCGTGCAGCGCCTCAATGACTCGCTGCGAATATCCAGGCGCCACCGACTCCCCCGCCTGGGGTGCTGGTGCCGGTGCGGGAGGGTAGAACTCGTCCTTGACCCATTGGCGCGCTTCGGCCATGCCGGGGTCGTTTTCCGTCGCGGCCACCAGCTTGTCGAACTCGCCGACGTTGGTTCTCACTGACGAAGGCGCAGCGCTGGCGGGCGCACTCGGTTGGTGTTCTTTGTTCATTGGGTGTCCTTCAGATTCGATTGCACAGAGCGCCGAGAGCCGAGCCGATCAGTCCAGCGATCAAGGCCCAGGTCAGGGCGTAGAGGTTGGAGGGCATCAGTCCGCCTGGATGTCGCGGGCCAGCAGAAAGCCGGCGAGCAGAAGCAGCGAGACGGCGACGAACGGAGCTGCGATCAAGGTGAACGCGAGACGCAGCCGGGAGATGGGCTTGGGCATGGGGTGTCCTTAGGCGGCTTGCTTGCTGTCTTCAGCGGCGAGGCGCTTGATCGCGGAACGAAGCGCCGAATGCGGCTTCAGGTAGTTCCACAGGTACAACTTCTCTTCGTTGTCCACGATTCCGGAAACTTCCTCGTAGGCGCCGACTTCGTTGCCTTCCTTGAACTTCAGGATTGCCAAGTCAGCGGCTGCCCGAATGACGCGCTCGCGGTCGTGGCTGGTCTGCGGAATGTCGTCTTCGTCGGGCGGAAGATCCTCCCCGGCGTAGATGTAGAGGCCCAGCCCGTGCAGTGCGATCGCCTTTGCAAGGCACCGCTGCATGGCGGTGTTCACCTGGAATGCATCCGGGTTGGGGATCGCCTTGTTCTTGTGGTCCATCACCGGGAGCTGGGCGGTCATGCTCTTGCCAAAGGCGGAGACTGTGCAGAAGACCATCAGCGTCTCCTTGAAGTACACCGGCTCCTTGTATTCCCAGGTAGCGGTCGCGTCGAGGCGAAGGAGCTGGTCGACGGCCCAGGCCCACGACAGATAGGTGAGGTTGCCCTTGCGCTCGGTCTTCTCGCCAACATTGATAGCGGCGACTTCGTTGTAGGTTTTCATGGTTGCTCAGAAGGGTGTTTTGTGGAAGGCGATGCGGTACGCGATCTGCAGCGCGTAGGTCATCGGGTGGGCACGCCGGTACAGGCGGTAGGTCGACAGGAAGTAGCGCAGCGTGTTCATGATCAGAACAACAGGAAGTAGAGGAACGCCACAACAGGCGTGAGGTAGAGAGCAGCAGCGAGAGAAGTCATCGCAGCGCTTTCGGCAGGAGTGCATGGGTGCATCCATTCGCCTTCGTCGCGGTAGGCTTTCATGGCGGTGCTCCAGAAGTTGAGAAGGGCGGTCATGCGGTCATCCAGACAACTAGGACGGCCAGGAAGCCGACCAGGTAGAGGGCGCGGTCGGCGGCGGTCATGCAGCCCTCCGCTCATAGCGACGTTCAGCGTTGAACTGCTCTGCCTGCCGTTCAAGGTGGCTGTAGGCAATGGCTTCGATGTGGGCGATGCGCTTCGGGATCAGTTCGAGCACGGACTTGATGTCCACGCCGCCGACGAAAGCAGCCTCAAGCATTGGCCCGTCTTGTGTGTCGCTGAAGTGGCAGTCGATGGGCTCAGAGAGGCCCATGTCGTAGGGGTAGGTCAGCCCATAAGCCGCAGCAAGCCGGCGCTGGTTCAGTGCTACCTGTGCGGGGGTCATGGCTGATCTCCCTTCATGGCGGCGAGGATTGCGTCCTCAACCGGGGATGTGTCGGGCATGGCCTGGGGCGATCCAGCATCGAACTCGCACATCGAGGCGCCAAAGGTGAAGCTCTGCTCGACGCAGCGCCACGACACCAGATCGGTGCCGAACAGCTTGGCGCACTGCTGCTCGCTCAGAATCTCGTCGCCGTGCATCTCTGCCAGCAGCCGGGCGATTCGTTTGCGGAACGGCATGTCGATCAGCGCATCCCCTTCCTCTTGCACTGCAACAGGGGGAGAGGCGAGGGCGAGTTCGGCGGCAGCGTGCCGGGCGTCACGAAAGCCGAGCAGGTAGAAGCCTTTCGGTGCGCCGTCAAGCTCCGAGCGCGTTTTCGCAGGCGCCTGCAGATTCATGATCGCGTTGTGCAAGTCGTGATCAGCCATTGCTCACCTCCGCATCCCGACTCGGCTTTGAGCCGCGTTCGATGTTCAGATTCATCGCGCAGCCGCTTGCGCCGTTCTCTGCCATGCAGAGCCGAGCGCCATCGCAACCGCAATCTGGGAAGCAGCAGTTGATGAGGCGATCGCCGCTCAACGGGTTGCCGTAGTCGTCGACTGGCTCGTCGTCATCCAGCGGTGTGCAGTTCGCGCGGCTCATTGGCTCACCTCCGCATCCTTGGTGGCAGGCTTCTTAGCGAGGCCGCGCCAACGCTTGTCCTGTCGATTGCATGGAAGCGTCCTGATGACGGGGTTGGCGAATTCCCACCGCGCTCCGCTCCAGAAATAGAAGACCCCTCTGTTGCCCTCCGATGAGGCTTCATATAGTCCGGGGTGAACTGGCTTCACGTCGCCGGGAAACCACGGTGTGTATTTCTTGCTCATGCCGCATCCTTGGTGGTGACAGGAAGAGCCTTGTCGATCAGCGCCTTGGCCTGCTCAGCCAGCTTGCAGGCTTCATGCTCTGCGCTGCTGTTCCCGTTGTTCAGGCCGTCGCAGATCGCGGCGAGCTTTGCAGCAAGAGCGAAAAGTTCCGGTGCGCTGGCGATCAGGCGGGCATTGGCTCTTGCTTGCTCTGGTGTATCGCCGAGTGCCAGCGCGGGGCAAGCCATGCTGACCGACGACATTTCCACAAAAAGACTCTTGTCACCTGATTCGCGCAGCGCATTGACGGCAGTCATGGAGGCCGCAGCGGCCGGGCCAGTCATCGGATGCGTCGATCTCTTGATCCAGGCATCCCATGGCCCAGGCGTGAATGCCGCGCTCACAGCGACCACCCAAAGAACACAGCCATCAGCTCATCGGCGTAATCACCATCCCAGTACGCAACGCTCACGTCACGAAGGAAGTCGGCGGGGGTGTAGAGGTCGTCCAATCTCTTCTCCTGTGGGCAGCGGGTTTGCTGCGATGTAGGAGACTGTAAACCACGCGGTTGTCCAACGCAACACCTTTCGGTTGTCACGCGCAAAATAAATTGCGCCCAAAAGAAAACCCGCCGAAGCGGGTTGTTGGGGTGAGCGTCGGGGCGGTCTAGCTGCCGCCTGTTGCGTTATGGTTGGACGCGCTGCCTGCTGGGCGGTTCGTGCTCTTGGTGCCGTATGGGCAGCCACCTTCGCCGCCACTCACCCACGCCCGCATGCCTTCATCGAAGCCGGGGAAGTTGCTGCGCCTGGTCATCGACACCAGCGAGCCAGGGCCAGAGCTGGAGATGGTCGCCTTGAAGTACTCCGCACGCCCGTAGTCGAACGGATAGGCCAAGATCACTTCGCCCTCCTTGGCTTCCGGGTAGTAGGTCGTTTCCACGGTGTAGAGCGACGGGTAACAGGTTCGCATCGCATTCACGACGTTCCTGTAGGTGCGCTCCGTGGAATCGATCGAGGGGGTCGTTACCACGGTCGTCTCGAAGGACGATAGCGGCATGGAGCATCCCGCCAAGCTAATGACGGACGCACAGAACAAGAGGCGAGGGTTCATTCGACTACTCCAATCGAGCCGGGTACGTCTCAACGAACGCCCCTTCTTTGCCTTGAATGGCCGCATCGAGCGCTTTGCTTGACGTGACCGCCGCTTGCCTGGATGCGATGCCGGATGCCTTCTCGGCTACGTCCTGGGCATCGTCTGGCGCATTTGCCAGATCAGCGAGTAGCACGCCCATCACGCGGCGGCTTCGTGCATCCATCCTTGCCAGCATGCTACCCAACAAGAGGATCGTGGAAGACAGATTCAAAGGGGTGAACACGGCAAAAGTGGGGATTAGTTGTTGTGGTTCCTCACTGTTAGCTTTTGTATCAGTCGCGTCAACCGTATGTTTACCCTTCCCGACCAATCGGTCAGAGAAATCGGTGTCGTCAAGACAACCGCGACGCAGGCCAAGCCCTTCTTCAATCCGCCGAGCAACCGACTCGCCGAACGATTTCTTGCTGTTCTCGCGGATGAGGTCGGCCCAGTATTGCCTCGTACTGCCTAGCTTTTCAGCCAGTTCAGATGGGCTCAAGCCGAGCGCATGCATGTTCGCGCGGCGAATCAGCGTGTTGTCGTTCATTTTTTAAGTAAACCAAGGCGCGACAACCGAAAGGTGTTGACTTGACGACAACCGCATGGTTTACTTGGGGCATGGACCTCAGAACCTACCTCACCACCCTCAAGACCGACAAGGCCCGGGATGACTTCGCTACCAAGTGCGAAACGTCGATCGGACACCTGAGGAACTGCGCCTACGGGTCGCGCACTCCTTCGGCTGAGTTGGCCGTTCTCATCGAGAAGCACACCAAGCGTGCGGTTCGCCGGCAAGACCTCCTTCCGGATCGCTTCCGCGCCATCTGGCCTGAACTCAAGGCGGCCTGAGCCATGGACCTCCTGACCCTCGGTCTCGTTCTCCTTGCCCTCGGCGTGGTGCTGGTGGCTGGCGGCCTTGGTAGCTGAGTCATGGAAACCGCACTGACCTGGCTCCTTCTCATCGGCGGCACCGCCGTAGCCGCCCTGGGCTACTTCGACCAGAGCCCTCTGTCTGCATCCGTCGGCTACGTCTGCGCCGTCATTGGCGCGTTTGCGCTGGGCGATCAGTCCGAGCAGGACTACTGAGGCGAGTTCGAAAGCAGTTTTCATGGCCTTGATGGTCTTTTTATTTGCCTCTCCAAGGTCCGCAACTTCTCTCAACCTTCTTGCGTAGCAACGTGAACCAACTTTCTCTCCCCGTTCAGATCCGCCCCGAAGAGGTCATGCGCAAGCAGAGCCTGGGCGGTGCCATCGAACTCTGTGCCGAGCTTGGCGGCTACGCGCTGGACAAGACGCTCCAGCAAGAACTGAAGGTCGACAAGGCCCAGTTCTCCCGCTGGCAGTCGGGCACCGAGGGCGTGCAGTGGAACAAGTTTCAGGAGCTGATGGACAAGTGCGGCAACGACGCGCCGGTCCTTTGGATGCTCCACCAGCGCGGCTATGACCTGTACAGCGTACGGCGTCAGGAGACCGCAACCGAGAAAGAAAACCGGCTGCTGCGTGAAGAGAACGCAGCACTGCGCCGAGTACTGGGAACACCAGCATGAACAAGCCTCCCTTTCCGACCATCGCCACGGCAGACCGCATCAAGCCTGGCCGCACCCCGACGCAGTTCCGTGTGCGAGGTCTTTCCAACCCAACCCACCACCCCGCAGCGATCAGTCTTACCGGCGCCCGCCAAGGTGCTGCTGACTCGAATCGCCGCGATGCACTTAAGAGAGGCGGCATCTGATGAGCAACTTCGACAAGGACGGCTACGGCTTCCTGCTTCGCTACATCCGCAAGACCAAGGGTCAGCCCTTCTGCTCGGAAGAGGTCACGCTTGCTGCCCAGAAGGCCGGCATCGTTCCCGCCGATCTGCGGAGCTGGGGCAAGGTCTACGTCCAGGCGGCACGGGACGGCTACATCGCTCGCGCTGACGTGCCGTTCCGCCGCGCGATGGGCAATGGCACCTTCACGCTGGGCTGGGTGGCTCGCTGATGGCCTTCGACGACATCACCCCAGCACCCAAGCGCAAAGCCATGTCGAAGAAGCTTCGCTTCGACGTGTTCAAGCGCGACGGCTTCAAGTGCATGTATTGCGGCGCTCACCCGCCTAGCGTCCTCCTGCACGTCGACCACATCAACCCGGTGGCGAAAGGCGGCAAAAATGACATCGACAACCTGGTCACGTCTTGCGAGCCTTGCAACCTGGGCAAGGGCGCCCGCCTTCTTTCTTCTGCTCCGGTTGCGCTGGCCGACAAGGCTGCGTCTGTTGCTGAGCGGGAAGCGCAGATCAAGGGCTATCAGGCGGTCATGTCAGCCAAGCGCCTTCGTCTGGACGATGAGGCATGGGGCGTCATTCACCTGATGCTTCCAGGCGTCTCCTCTACGTCGCGCGACTGGATGAACAGCCTCCGCATGTTCATCGACAAGATGGGCGTCCACGAAGTCACCGAGGCGATGGAAATCGCGCTGGCGAAGGGCTGGCACTCGGACGAGAAGACGTTCAAGTACTTCTGCGGCATCTGCTGGAACAAGCTGCGCAAGCTGGAAGGCACCGATGCCTAACCGCATCATCCGTGAAGGCATCCTGACCAGCCCACGCATTGCAAAGCTTGCGTGGCCGGAAGAGGTGTTCTATCGCCGCCTGCACTCCGTCGTCGATGACTTCGGACGCTACTACGCGGATCTGGGCCTGCTTCGCGCTGGCTGCTACCCGAGACAACTCACTAAGGTTTCCGACTCGGACATTGGGAAGTGGCTTTGCGCATGCGAAGACGCGGCCCTTGTAAGGGTGTACCCGGCTCAGGACGGGGAGCGTTATCTAGAGGTGCTGAACTTCGGCCAGCAGGTGCGTGCGAAGAAAAGCAAGTTCCCGGACCCGCTAAGCATTTGCGCAGCAGACGCTACGCAACCGCCAGCAGATGAGCACTTAGACGTATCCGTATCCGTATCCGTATGCGAAGACGTAAAGGCCGCTTCGCAGCCCGCCGTCCCGGCTTTCGTTTTGCCTCAATGGATTCCATCCGATACCTGGGCGGCGTACTGCAAGGTCCGGGCGGGCAAGAAGGCGAAGAACGAACCGCATGCACTCGGCCTGATCGTGAAGGACCTCGAAGGCTTCCGCGCTGCTGGGCACGACCCGGTGACCGTGCTGAACAACTCGATCAAGTCGGGCTGGGCTGGCGTGTTCGAGCCGAAGACGAAGCCATCGGCAGTCGGCGTCACCGTCCCGAGCGCACCCGGCCGCGACCCCGCCTTGCAGAAGCTGGACGACGACGCTCGCCTGACCAAAGGCCCATCCCTCGAAATGCTCGCCCGCATGGCAGAGCTTCGCAAACCAAAGCTAGGAGCGCACTGATGACTGTGCCAAAGAAGAATCATCGACCTACCTACGACGAATTCGGGCCGCCTTCGCAACAGCAGATCACGGAGTGGGAAAAGCTGGATGGCGAAGGTATCGCAAGTGCAGTGGGCGAATACACGCCTGACGAGTTCTGGTACTTGCTTGACGTAGTGCAGGGACAGCAGCGCGAGATTGCCAGGTTGGAGCAGTTCATCGAGGGCTTCGTCGGCACTGACCTTCGCAATCCGAACTACCTCTGCCCGGCTGGCAGGGCACAGCTTGGGCTCCCGGCGTTCAAGGAAAAGCGATGAGCAATTCGGCCGTCTATCTGGGTGATTGCGTCGCGTCGATGGCCGCCATGTCTGCCGCCAGCGTTGACAGCATCGTCACCGATCCGCCGTATGAACTTGGCTTCATGGGCAAGACTTGGGATGCCAGCGGCATTGCGTACAGCGTGGAAATGTGGCGCGAGGCGCTGCGCGTCCTCAAGCCGGGTGGGCACCTCCTGGCATTTAGTGGGTCGCGCACCTATCACCGCATGGTTTGCGCCATCGAGGATGCGGGCTTTGAGATCCGCGACCAGATCATGTGGGTCTACGGGTCGGGGTTCCCGAAGTCTCACAACCTCGATGGCGACTGGAAAGGGTGGGGCACCGCACTCAAGCCTGCGCATGAGCCCATTGTTGTTGCGCGCAAGCCGCTGATCGGAACCGTGGCGTCGAACGTGTCGGCGCATGGCACGGGCGCTATCAATGTGGATGGATGCAGGGTCATGCACGTCACCGTCGAAGGCGGGACGCTTGCCCAGAACACACACCTACGTGCGCAGGTGAAAAAGTCAGGCGGCCAAATATTCGCGATGGGCGACGAGTCATATCAGGCCGACACGTTCGGCCGCTGGCCCGCCAACCTGATCCATGACGGCTCGGATGAAGTGCTCGCGGCGTTTCCGCAGGATGCCGGGCGTTTCTACTACGCAGCGAAGGCGAGCAAAGCCGACCGCAGCGATGGCAACACGCATCCAACCGTGAAGCCCACCGACCTCATGCGCTACCTGTGCCGTCTGGTCACGCCGCCCGGCGGTGTCGTTCTCGACCCGTTCATGGGGAGCGGAAGCACAGGCAAAGCGTGCATGCATGAGGGCTTCCGATTCATCGGTTGCGAGCTATCGCCTGAATACATGGAAATCGCCCTGCGCCGGATCGAACAAGGCGCCAACCAGGGCCAGCTATTCGCGCCGGCCACTCCCATTCCTGAACAACTTGGATTTGCAGCATGACCCGCCTCTACGCAGCCCAGAAGCTGCTATCCCTCGGCCCCTTGTGCCTGTCGGAGTTCGTCGAGATAACCGGATGGCCCAGGAAGGCCGCTAGACAGACGCTGGCTGCGCTCCGGGAGCGTGACGCCATCAGCTACTACGGAACGACTCAAGTCGGCTTCTATTGGGTGCCGGCATGAGCAACGCAAACATCTACATGCTGGCCTGGAGCTTGATGGGCTACTGGTTGGTTTCCACCGGCCGTCCGTCTTTTGGATATGGCGCCTTCGTCGTCGGCTTTGTGGCAGTCGTTATTGAAAAGGTGATCGCATGAAGACCCATTTCATCCTTTTGAAGATCACCACCGATGGTGACGTGCCCGACCTTGCCGACAAGGCAGCCGGTCGGATCTACACCGCATCGGGCGTGCGTGACTGCGTGGTGATCACGCCTGCACTGAGCCTGCCGACATGTGCTGTTGACGTGAGCGGCGAGGAACTGTGGAGCCGCGACCAGGTGGAGAACATCCAGTTCGGCTCTTACGGCATGGGCCGTCGCCATGAATCGGAGTTCCAGAAATGATGCCGACCAGCACCCACGAACGCATGTTGAAGGCGTACCAGGCCGGCCCAACGACCTACAAGGGAATCGTCGTTCGCTCGCGGATGGCCGAGCGCACGGTAGAGAAATGGGCTCGGCATCTTGAGGACACCGGGCAGATCGAGCGCATCGGCAATTGCCGCCGCCCGCTGACGCACAAGCTGACCGAGCACGGCGCCGAAGTGCTGAAGCGCGTGGCCATCGTGCATCCCAAGGTCGAAACGACCGTGCAGTACGCCAAGCGCACGGTCTGCACCAGTGTTTTCCATCTCGGCGCATAGGACGGACCAATGCCCTACGGCTGCCACAACCGTGCGCCCTATGTCGCCTCCTTCCAAGCGCAGGACGGCTGGTACGACTCAGGCCCCCGCCGAAAGGTCGAGATCCCCTTCCGGATGAGCCAGCAATGCGAGTACCGCAAGACCGAATTAGGCGAAGCAGACAAGAACTGCGCTGGCTGTGGCTGGCGCACCAACCCGACAACAACCAAGGACCCCAAATGACCCAGTACGACCCAACCAACCGCGGCGCCCTGTTCAAGAACGACCGCAAGACCAAGGACACCCAGCCGGGCTATACGGGTTCGCTCAACGTCGACGGCGTCGAGTACTTCCTGGACGCCTGGCTGAAGGAAGGCAAGAGCGGCAAGTTCTTCAGCGTGTCTGTGAAGCGCAAAGACCAGCAATCGGCCCCGGCACCAGCCCCGCGCGCTCCAGCCCCTGCACCGCGTGCGTCGGCGGGGATTGAGAGCATGGACGACGACTGCCCCTTCTGATCATGAACAACAAGAACACCAAGAGGCTGCTTGAGCTTCTTTCAGATGGCAAGGCCCATACCTTCGACAGCATTCACGCGAAGCTGGGCCTCACGTCCAAGCAAGTCGAGTCGGCGCTAACTTGCTGCCGGATTTCTGGCGCGGTGCTTTCGATTCCGGTGCGCTACAAGATCACAGCCAAGGGCAAGGAACGTGCGGCCTCCACGCCGATGACCCATGAGCAAAAGCTTGCCAAGGCGAAGGAAGTTCGTCGGCTGCAGCGCGAAGCCCGCGACAGGGTGAACGCCGAACTGGTCGCAAGGATTGAGCAGCGCCGCCTGATGGCTGCTGCAGAGGGCCGAGGGGGCCGACCCAGAAACCACGCACGGGTAATGCCGGCCTTATCTGTCATCCGTTCTGCGCTGGAGTCGCGCCCAGCCCTAGACATGGCCTGGATGTCCATTGCACGCACTCAGGAGGCTTCGCATGTATGACCAACCTAGAAATAGAACTGGCGCATCTGGTCGGGCTGATGGCTCCGCCGATGCGGGAGTACTGGCGGTCGTATTGCTGGGCGAAGGCGGGGTATCTGGCGGAGAGCAACCCGAAGGATTACGCCGATCTGCCCCGCCTGCTGACGGAAGCCATGTTGAAGTCCGCGCCTGGGGAGAAGGCACCGGACCTCTCCTCTACACCGCCACCCTCACCGCAAAGAACGGACGAAGCGTGACCGGGATGGGCTACACGCCAGTCGGTGCTGAGGAAGACGCCATGCAGGCATGGATGCGGGGTGAGGGATGAACATGCATAGAAAAGCCCAGAAATCGAACATTTCCGGTGCGACGTGTACAGAAAACGGGGGGAATTGAACATGAAGCGCGTATTCCGCCTCGTGCATCAGGTTGCGCGCCAGGGTGCCGTCCAGTGCGTCAAGGAAGCGCCAGAGGGCTACTGCGTCGTCGTGTCGGAGCCAAGCCGCACGCTGGAGCAGAACGCCGCCCAGTGGCCGATCCTCGAAGCCTTCGCCAAGCAACTGCAATGGCCTGTCGACGGCGAAATGGTCTGGATGGACGGCGAAGAGTGGAAGGACGTGCTGACCGCGGCCTTTCACCGCGAAACCGTGCGCCTGGCCCGCGGCCTGGATGGCGGCGTCGTGATGCTCGGAAGCCGTACCAGCAAGTTCCCCAAGGGCAAGTTCAGTGATTGGCTGGAATTCATCCATTCCGTCGCTGCTGCCCGTGGGGTTGAGATTGACCAGAGGGAGCACGCACATGGCTGAGATGTCGGCGGCCCATCGAGCGGCCTCTCTTCAAAACCTGAAGCTGGCCGCGCTGGCAAGCCAGGCACGGGTGACTGGCTGCTGGAAGTGCGCTGAATGCGGTAAGGAGGCCCGAGCCACGGTGCATCAGAAGCGGCAGACCTACTGCTCCAAGGAGTGCATGTCGGCGGCGTACAAGAGGCGCATGTCCGGCTCAGCGAATCCGCGCTTCAAGAACGCATCCGAAAAGACGTGCGAGCAATGCGGTTCGATCTATCACAGCTACGAGAAGCAACGCAGATTCTGTTCACGCGCCTGCAACATAGCCTGGAGTTTCCCATTGCGTACAAGTGCCAAAAAAGACTCGAACCATGCCCGAGTCGTCGAATTGCTCGAGGTGGCTGGTGCGAAAGTCATGGACCTTTCCAGGGCGATGTTCGGTGTTCCTGACCTTCTCGTTTGGCATGCCGGCGAACTTCAGTTGGTCGAGGTCAAGAACCCGAAGACCAGCTACGGGCGCCGCGGTCTATCACCTGCGCAACAGCGGTGGTGTAAAGAATGGGCCGGCTACCCGATCTTTGTTGTCCGAACCGATGAGGATGTCGCCAAGTTCCTGGATGGAACGCTCCCGCGAGTTGAGGTGCAGGCATGACCCGCGCCGAAAAAGAACACAAGCGCCGCCTGGTCGACCTCGGCTGCATCTGCTGCAAGAAGCTGTGGGCGATCACGACGCCCGAAGTCGAGCTGCACCACCTCCGCGCCGGCCAAGGTTGGGGCAAGGGCGGATTCATGACCCTGATCCCGCTGTGCGTCCACCACCACCGTGGCCCGGAAGGCGTCCACGGCCTGGGCACCAAGGGATTCCCGAAGCACTACGGCTTCACCGAGCAAGACATGCTGGACGACGCGCTGGCGTTGCTCCAGCCCACCGAACACTAGGAGCAGGCATGAACGATAGAGAAGCATCGCGCGAGAAGTTCGAGGAGTTCGCAAAAACTGACCCAGCCGGCTTCATGTTGCCGACTACGCGCTACGACGTAGAGATGCTGGCAGATGGCGATTACGTCTATGGCCGAACGGAGGCTGCATGGCTCGCTTGGCAAGCATCCCGCCAGCAGGCGCTGGAGGAAGCGATGGAAGCATGCAACGAACGAGCCGCCGCATACGACATCCTCGTCAACACCCAGGCGGTGATGGGTTGTGACGATTGCTTGGTCGCCATCCGCTCCATCTCCCACCCCACAGGAGGCAAGGAATGACCGCGAACTACTGGGAATTCTGCGACCACTGCGAACGCGACGTGCTGATCTGCGGCACTTGCGGGAACAACTGCTGCAACGGCGGCCACGGCGAGGTGGACGGCAAGCCATGCCCTGACTGCAACGACGCTTACGCCGAGCAAGCCAAAGGCATCCCCACCCCCACGAAAGGCCCAACACCATGACCCGCATCGATTCGACGAAGGTTCTGTGGCGCGTAGAGACCCGCGCCGGCCGTGACGACGTTTGGCACAAGCGCGGCCTTTTCGAGACCCGCGAAGCCGCCCGGTATCAGGCATGGGTCTATCGGACGGGTGGGCAGGACCCGGCTCGGGTGGGACTGGGCTTCGGAAATTGTCGAGTTGTCCGCCACATCAGCGGGAAGGGGAAGTAATGCTCATGAAGGTCAAAACCATCGACTTCCACGCCGTCGAGCCTCATCAGAGGGACATCGACCGGCGCCTGCAGAACTGGGGCCGATGGTGCAACGGAACCACCGCACCCATGACCTCCCCCATGTTCCGCATGACGCCCCCGCCGCCGCGAGTTCGCGGGGATCTGGCCTACGCCGGAGCCGATCCGGTTGACCGCATGGACGCGCAGAAGGTCGCGAAGGCTGTGGCCGCGCTCCCAGGCCCGCACCGCACGGCGCTGAACTGGAGCTACGTAAAGCCGGTTAGCCCTAAGCGCATGTGCCAGGCAATGGGGACAACGATGGACGGTCTCGCCATGTTTGTGCGCGATGGCCGGCAGATGCTTATCAACAGAGAGGTGTGAGATGGGTAAATGGGAACAGAAGCGAGCTATCGAACGGCAACAGTGGGAGCCATTGCTTCGCTCGGGGGTGACCATGAAGCAGATCGCAGTTCAGCGCGGAGTGTGCAGGCAGCGGATCTTTCAAAAGCTCAGCACTTTGGGCCTCTTGGATCTCTACCATGCAATCCACGGCATCAAGAGCGCCGAGAAGAAGGCGGCGCAGGTTTCGGCGGCAGATGCCAAGTGCTATGAGCGATGGGGCTGTGATCTGGCAACACGTCGGGAAATGACGCAAGAGAAGGTCGGATACGCCTACTCTCAGCAAAAGCGGAATGCAGCGAGCCGCGGAGTGGCCTGGGAGATGAACTTGCCGGAGTGGTGGGCTATCTGGAAGGACTCGGGCATGTGGAAGAAGCGCGGGAAGTTCAAGGGGCAGTACTGCATGAGCAGGTTCGGAGATGTCGGGCCCTACAAAATAGGCAACGTGGCAATCGTTTCGAATGCTGATAACGCCAGAGAGGCGAAGACGCATCACCAGAAGGCAAACACTACTGGCGTTTACTGCACCATGCCAGGTACGTCCAAGCCGTGGGTTGCCTATGCGAAAAAGAAGTACATCGGGTACTTCGCAACAGAATCTGAGGCGGAAGAAGCAAGAAGTAGACAACTCGAATCAAGTTGTGCATAATCTCGCAACTTCTGAGCGCCGGCATAAGAGAAGCCCATCCATGTATGGAGGCGGCGGTGCCAGTAAAGCTCAGATAAGAGCCCTCCATGCGAGGGCTTTTTCGTTTCCGGCGCCAGGTCGAATGCTCGGGCTCAGTCCTCCACCTCTAGGCTTGATGCCGCAAGGGACTGCAGCCCAGCACCATTCCCCCGAGCGCAAACATCAGCCGGCAGCGCTCCCTTCTTTGCTGTCCCTCTGCTGATAGCTCACCGCAAGCGCTTACCCGTGCGGCCAACGGTGCGCTACCGACCGCCACCAGCTATACACCTGCCTCTCCCAGGATGCTGGTGGCGTGCCGGCCCTACAAGGACACCACCATGCAGGCAGGCGCATTCATCGCTGACGCTAACGCCCTGCAGGCTGAGTTGCAGAGCCTTCCCCCTGTAGTAGGGCAAACGCTCGCCAACCTCATGGAGTTGGTAGACCTGCAGAACGGCAACATCGCCACCCTGCTGGACACGAACAAGAAGCTGCTCGACACCATCGATGCGTTGAGGGGTTGAGGTGCCAGCCAGGCCAGCGCGCCCATGCACGCACATAGGATGTACCGCCCTCAGTAGGG